TATCATCTATACAATTATTACCTTCTTCACTAAATACTGATTTCCAACAATATTTATTACAATAACGACCTACATATCCTAAAAGTCCTACTTGTCTTTTACTATTACAACCATGACAATGTGTAGCAGCAATTATCTCTTTAAGAAGAGTAGTATATAGTTTTGTTTGTTTATTTTCAATATAATCTTGGATAGACATGATAAAGTAATTTGTTAAAGTAATATATAAATATAGAAGTGTCATTATTTAAATATATTGTGTACGGTTTCAATTTTTTTAAATGAAATTAATGTTTAGATATAATAGAAATATAAATGGTTACAAGAAAAAACACTCATAAAAAAATGTCAACAAAACGTATTACAAAAAAGTTTGTAATAATTCCGTCTGTATGGACAGATCCAAGAAATGTATTATATTTTTTATCAGAGAGAGGAATTCCAAAAGTAATTAATAAACCAAAAGAAGTTATTGCTGAAGCTCGTGAATGGTTGAAAGATGATTGGTATGTATGGGGATCAGAATTATGGAATTTGTCAAAGAAATGGCCTATTATTTCAGAAAAAATATTAGAAGAAGCTGTTAGAAAAGCATTAACTGCTAAATATATGAATAGACCTTCACCTAGATTTCCTGCTGGTATATTATGTGGTATATCTTTGAAAGGAAATGATGGTAATATATATACAAGTATGAAAGAAGGAAAACATTGTGTATGGCGTAGATAAAAATATATTAAATATAATATTTTTAGTTTATAATAATTATAAAATAATAAATTCCATAATGTATTGAGAGTCTTTATTCTTAATAATTTGTATTTTGAGTCCTTTACTCACGGTGATATTAAAATGCGTCCAAGGTTTATAGAGTCGTATAGTAAATTCACGAACAGATTTAATATGTGGTCTAGAACATCCAATAAACTTATGACAAATATGTTCATAAATAATAAGCCAACTATTAGCATCTATTTTTGTATTAAAAGCGGTTGTAATATTTACAGTATTGTCTTTAAAGCTTTTATAGATAGGATCATATAGAAGTATATTTAAGAGCTTATTTTGTGATTGAATAGCATCTGCGAATTCAATAAGTTTTGTATCGATGCCTTCGCCATATTGTTCTATTGTTGCTTGGTAAAAGTGTTCTCTGAATTTGCCGCGATTTGACCAGCTTGGTGTAGTATTTTTGAAGTATGGAATTGCGAGTAATTGACTAACACGATATATATCAGCTTTTTCTGCTGTTAGGAATGGGCGAATAATGCGCACTCCAAGTTGAAGCTCTTCTTCCTCCATTTTCTTTAAGTTCTCTAAGTGATGACAGTGTGCGATATTGGACCAAATATTTTCTACAATATCATCTTTAATATGACCAAGAATAATATTAGGTTCGCCTTCGCTAACAGCATGATATACAGCAAATCGTAAATTACGTGTCATATCTTCATAAAATTGTCTATCAATCTCACCTCGTTTTAACCATTGAATTTTATAGACATACAACTTTACATCAAGACGGTTACAAAACTCTGCCAATAGTCTATATTCGTGTACAGATTCATTTCTATTTCCATATATTATATGTACTGCTTCTACATCGACGCCCTTATGTTTAAGTAATGTTAATAGTACCATAGAATCTACTCCACCACTTAGACTAATTGTAACCTTTTTATCAAAATTTAGTAAATCAAGAAGCTTTTCATCTTTTACAGCTTGATAAGAATCTATATTCCAGTCAGAAGATACATATTTATGAGGATAATAATCACAAATTAGTGAAGCGGAATATGGTTCTAAATTATGTTTGGTAATAATATTCTTTTCAACAATGTCAAGAGTAAATGCCTTTTTATAGGTGTCAATGTAGAATTTCTGAAGCTGAGGAAAGTCAATAAGTTTTTTAGAGCTTTCAGGTAACCAAGTATTATGAAGATATTCAAAGATAAAATCATATAGTTTGAGATGTTTAAAAGGCATTAATGCAAATATAATTTCAATTTCGTCCATTGAAATAAGTTTATAAAGATTATCTTTAATTAAATCAATTGCTTGATTGCGGTATATTTCAAGATGAAGCTCTGAAATATATCCTATACGTTCAAAATGTCTTGAAAATTGGTCTAGATAAATGATTTGACCAATTAGATTATCATTTGGCCAATTATAATTCCAAAATAGTTTGCTAATAATTTCATCAACTTCTTTATACTTGGATGGAGAAGTAATCCAATAGTTAGGATTTGCTTTCCAGAAATCAATAATATTTGTAGTCATTGTATATAATCTTGTTATTGCTTATTCTAATAACATTAATTTCAATTTTTATTAGTATAAATTAAAATAAAAATTAAATACTAAATATTTATACGGCATTATATATAACGTGTATATAGAAATAATGTTATTGCGATTATCAATAGCAATTATTGTGCCTATAATAACATCTATTCAATTATTACCTCAACTCTACAAAACATATAAAACAAAAAGTGTAGGAGATATATCTTTTTATACAATATTATTTATTTTAATTAATAATATATTATGGACAATTCATGGTTATTTTATCGTTGATTATTCACTTATAATGTCAGGAATATTTAGTATAATAATAAATAGTATGTTATTTGTATTATATATAATATATAATAAAAATAAAAATAATTATAATATATTAAATTAAAATTTAAAGGTTGATTTATATCGATCATTATCTAATAAATCTGTTCTATCGCTAAGAAATTTAAAGTATTTATTGGCTAAAGCATATTCTTTTGGTTTTTTATTTTTAAGGACTTTAAGTCGGACTTTCATAATCATTCCAACTTGCCAAATTCTTTTATGAGGATATTTTTTAGCCTTATATAATCGTTCTAATTTTAAAATTGTTTCTTTAACATCTTCAACTGTTTTATACCGAATAGGAATGGTATCATTTGGGTTTTTATCAATATATACATCAAAACTTTTTTCAGGATTATTAGGATTAAATAAAAACTGTTTTTTAGTTGTATTTAGTCTTTTTCTTTTTTTCAATGTATGTCTCATTATATTATATACTAACAAATATCTTCAAGAATTTTTGAAGCAGGTATTAATGAATCTTGAGAGCGCACAGTTATAAAACTATTTTTAGTATCAGAAAAAGCAGTTACACAAAATAGAATTGGATTTGGTGTACTTGTTACAACATGAACTCCTGAAAATAATGATGGCATATTTTCACCTAAATTTACAGATGATACTATTGCTGTAACTTTTGACATTATTTTATCTCGTAACCACCACCATTCACGCATTGTAATTAATTCTTGAATACAATACATTAACATTATTACACCACGTGATTTAAGTAATAAACAACGAGTATTAAATTCATCTTCTGTCATTTTAGCATTAACATGTAAAAGTATAGACACAAAGTTATTATTGATTATTTTATCAGCTGACCGATTAACTGAAATTACTGTTGGAATACATATGATAAAATCATTATTTTGTGTATGAATAGCTAAAGATTTAGTTAATTTCCATAATAAATTAGTTGTATATGTAAATTTAGGATGTTTTTTTGTAGTAACAGTCATAGTACTAATTGAAGGAGTTACAACTCTATTGCCTGTATATGTATCATTCATTAAAAAAGCAATAAGAGTAATAGATACAAAAGTAATAGTATAAAATAATTCTTGAAAAAGATTAAGTTTTTTACCAGGTGAGGGGCTAATGAATTTTTGTACAGGTTTATCAAGAATATAATAATCTGTTTTATTGACAATTGGTTTAATAAGTCCAATGCCATCAGTAATCCCGTGGTCAAACTGTAGTAAAACGTGAGTAATCATATTATTATGAATAATTAAATCGCAATGCCATATATTATCAATAGTATATTTATTGAGTCCTTTACTAATAATGAGTCCTTCAGTAAGATTATCTTTTTCATCAAAAATAAATGTACCAAAATGTGATTCAAATAGACCAGGTTTATAAATCCATTTATCATTTTCAACAATAGTACTAAATTTCCGATTAGAATTATAAAGTGCCCAAATATTTGTTTTAAGTTGATCTAATTCTGATATTTGAAAAGGTTTTGATAAAGTACAGCATAATTGTATAGGTTCTTTATTTCCCATTTTATGCCAAAATTTATCAGTTAATGAGAGAGGAACTCCTTTTTTAAATTGTTCGTGTTGTGCAGTGCGAATACAATAATTATATGTATCAATTAAGAAATCTTTTTCATTAATATTTTGAAAGTATTCAAGAGGCAAAGAGCTTATAAACCTAATATCTTTTTGAGTAAAGAGAAGAACAAAACTTTGTACCTTATCATGAATATCAATAAATCTATCTATTTTTTTACTAAAAAAACGTAAAAAAGAATACCATATAGGTAAATAGTTAGAACTATGACCATCGTGGATAACAGTTCTTAGGTTGGTTATACCAAGTTCATATTGTGCAATGGAAAAAATATTTATCAAGTTTGGATGAAATGTATCAAGATGTTTAGGAGGACATACTTGATGTAAAATAGGCGTTGTTATTTTACTATTAGTTTCTATAGTTGAAATATGGACAATATATTTAGATACTAAATCAACTGGAATTATACTTAACCGCGCATCATGTGATAATCCAATTGCTGTTATATACCCTCTGCTTGCCAAAGAAAGAATACCTAAATGTGCCTGAGCAGCAAAAGGATGTGATTGTAAATCTTTGCGTAAAGGTGCCCCAACGCAACTCAAACGTATAATATTAATTTCTTGTATACTACTATTAGAATTAAAGACTTCTTCTTCACCTAACCATTTAGTATAACAATAATCATTATAAAATTCTTCACGTTCTGTTTTTGGAATACGTATAATTTCACATATATCATCACTTTTTGGATGTACATAACATGTCGAAAGTAATATTAATTTCTGACAATGTAATTTTTCTGATAAATTAAGAATAACTTGAATATTTTGTACATTATCTTTTAGTAGCATATTATATGGATCATAATGTTTAACGTTTGCTGCGCAATGTATTATACATTTTGTAGTTTGTATAAGTAGAGTAGTTTTTTCAATATCTTCAATTGAAGTACCAATAACATTTATTTTAGAGAGTATATTGTGATATTTAGAGAACATTGTATCAGAAATAATTTCATCATGAAATCGTTGAATAGGTAATTTATCTTTTCCAGGTCTGATTACTACTCCAATTTTTGTTTGTGGGTGATTTTCAATTAAATCTAACAAGATAAATCTTCCAACAAATCCTGTTACACCTGTAATTAATACATCGACATCCATACTTAATAACAAAAAATATATATGTTGTTTTATTTAATCGCAATCCGTACTAAAGATATTGAATTATTTATTTAAACTATCTATATTTGAAGATCTTATCTTCATCTATAATAGTATCAATATCTTTATCATTATCTGTATATGTATCTATATCAGTATAAGCAAATCCATTTGATGGAATGATAATAGGATTATTAGTAGTAATAATTTCATCTTCTGTTTGAGAAATATTAGTATTATTGTCTACTTCTTTTTTATCTTTTGTATTATCAATCATATAAGAGAAGTTCTGTGTCTTAATACTGTAATATGGATTATCATAATGTATGTAAGGTACTGAGTATCTATATGATATACTGGCATTACGTAGGGCATCATTAATCATTTTAATTAAAGCATTAATTTCAATATTTAGGTCATCAAGGAATTGTTTAGCTTCTTTGACTGGTAGATTAGTAAATAGAAGAATTGTACCATCTTCAGAATTATATTGTTGTACGCGGTTAATAAGTTCAACTGCTACCATTCTGAATGCTGCAAAGATTTCTTGAACTTCATTATCGCGTTTCCTCATACGCTCATTTTTAGCTAAAAGCTGACCCCAATGTTTCTCATCAAAATCACCAAGTAGGAAATTAACATTAGTATCATTTGTAGTATTGTCAATATGGCTGCGATAATTACGTGTACTAATATCTTGTAGTTCTTGACAGATGCGATGAAATTCAAAGAATATATTTGCGTAATTATGAGGTAACCCTTTAGGCATTCTACGTAGTTCCCATGCGTTAGGATAACCACCACAAGGGATATCAGCAGGATTACGAGGAGTATCTGTGCCATTGCGTTTCATCCATTCATAATAATGAGGATTATGAATAGGGCCACTTGTGACTACTTTACCAGTATTCCAAGACCAAGGAGTTTGACATGAAATACAAAACATTTGGTCACAATTTCTTAGAACAGTTGAATCATTTAATAGGAATCGTTTATTATTATCTACACTCCATCCGAAATATTCCCCAATAC